TTTACGATTTGAAATTAAAAAATGCTGGGTATTCAAATGCTGCTAGTGTTTTCGATAGTTCATCCTATGATATACAAACATATACATATTTGCAATTAAATGCTACAATAACTTTATCTAGACCAGCATTCATTGAAGGAAAAAATAGTTCTGCATCTGGATTTTTAGCTATAAATGCTTCAAACTCTAATCAATTGGTGTTATATCAAGTTTCTGGAAGTTTTTCAAATGGTGAACAATTAAAAGTTGATGGACAAGATATTTCTAGAACAATAACTGCTGTTAGAGATTATAATTTAAGTGATATAAGACAAATAGTTGGATTTAATGGAGCTACAACAACATTTACTGCAGACACTGTAATATCCACTCCAATACCCATTGCACCTCAAGGCACTAGTTTTACTATTTCTGCCGCTTCTGGTGGTATAAGCACTGTAACATCCGCTAGTTCTACATTTGGAGTTGGCATCAATACAGGAGATATTTTTGTCTATACAAAGGCAGGTGAAACATTACCAACATATAACAGAGTAGTATTAGTAAATGCTTCTGCCAGATCTATTCAAATTGAAGCCACTCCTAATGTTGCAGGTGTTAATGCCGGTGCATTACCAGCAAGCTCAACAACTATCAATGATATATTGAAAGGAGTTTCTACATTATTAAACCCCAGAGATTCATACTTTTTTGCAGAACTAGAAAACACAAATATTTCGAATGTCGATATATCAGATGGACAGATAGTTTTTAGAAAGTCATATTCGGTAACTGTTGCATCAAATGGTTTGACAGCAACTCTAGAAAGTGATACTAATGTTAGTTTAGAACCCTTTGATGAGGAGGATTATACATTAGTTTATAGTAATGGAGTTGTAGAACCACTGACTGCAAATAAATTTACAATTACTGCTGCTAGAACTTTAACTTTAGTTAATTTGTCTCAAAATGGCTCCGCTACATTAACAGCAACTTTAAGAAAAAGAAGATTAAAAGCAAGAAAAAAAATCTATAATAGATGTGCAATATTAGACATTACAAAATCAAATACAACTAAATCGGGAATAGGCAGTACAACTCTTAATGATGGTTTAACATTTGGTCCTTATTATGGAACAAGAGTACAAGATGAGCGAATTTCATTAAATGTTCCCGATGTAATTTTTGTTTCTGCAATTTTTGAATCTTCAGATGCGAATGCTCCAGATTTACCAAAATTAGAAGTTGTTGATTTAAATGCTAATATTTTAAATGCAATAAAAGGTGAAATTGTTTATGGTGAAATAAGTCGTGCTTTGGCGATGTTTATTGAAACTAACGGAACAAATCAATTTGGATTCGTTTATATTAATGAAAATACCTTCGTTAAAGATGAAAAAATTGTTTTTAGTGAATCAAATATTACAGCAAAGGTAAGTTTATTAATAGAAGGAGATCGAAATATAGTATCAGATTTTATTTTTGACAGTGGACAAACTCTTGAAATAGCAGATTTTTCATCATTAAAAAGAAAAGATGGTGTTACCGCTCCAACAAAAAAATTAAAAATTGTATTTAGCCATTATTACATAGATGCAAATGATGATGGCGATTTAACTACGGTTAATTCATACGATAGTGAAAGATATTCGTCCGAATTACCATCAATTTCTTTTTATAGAGCCAGTGACATTATTGACTTAAGACCAAGAGTTAGTCCTTATAATAGTAACTTAACTCCATATTCTCCATTTGAATTTGAGGCTAGAAAATTTATACCTGCAACTAATTCTAGCCTATATAATTTTGCTAAAGATAAAGATTTATTCTTAAGTTATTCTTATTATCTTGCAAGAACAGATAAACTATATCTTAATAGATTTGGTGAATTTTTCATATCTAAAGGAGTTCCAGCATTAGCTCCAATTTCTCCTGTTTTAATTGAAAACGCTTTAGAAGTAGCTACAATTACAATGAAACCCTATGTTTATAATGTTGGAGATGTAACAGTGCAATTATCTCCACATAAGAGATATAGAATGCAAGATATTGCAAGACTCGAAGATAGAATAAGAAATATTGAATATTATACATCACTTTCTCTCTTAGAAACAGATACTAAAAATTTAACATTAAGAGATTCTCAAACCCAGTTAGATAGATTTAAGTGTGGATTCCTTGTAGATAATTTTAAATCTGTAAGTAGTGGAGCTTTAGGTGATCCACAACATAAATGTAGTATTGACACACGAGATGGTTTATTAAGAGCACAGCATTACACAACTTCAGTAGATCTTCTATTAGGTTCTGAAGCAGTAATAGGAGCATCTAATATTTCAAATCCAGATGCAGACTTAAGATTTGTATCAGATTTAGGAAATCCAAATACAGTTAAAGTTGGTGATGTTGTCTGTTTAAAATATACTGATGTTGTATTCCTTAGAAATAATTTCGCTACCAGAGCTGAAAATGTAAATCCATTCCATGTTGTTAATTGGATTGGTGCAATTGAATTAAATCCAGCTACGGATACTTGGATTGAAACTAAAGGCACAAAGAGAACTGTTGATCAAGAAGGTAATTATTCAACTACAATACAACAACTTGGTGTTGATACAAATACTGGATTATCTCCCATAGATTGGGGATCTTGGGAAACTACATGGACTGGCACTCAAGAAATTGCCAGACAAAATATGGGTAGCATATATGTTGGCACTCAAGAAATTTCCAGAAGTAGCCATAGGGGAGGATTCCAAAAAGGTAGAGGAATTCCTGAAACTACTACCATAAACTACAGAGATCAATATACTAATTTTGCTAATGTAACCACATTAACTACTACAAAACAAGCAAGGCAGGGTATTCAATATAAAGTATCTGAAAGGTTTGATACAGTAAATTTAGGTACATTTGTTATATCAACTGAAGTCATTCATAGGATGCGTACAAGAAATATAGAGTTTATTGCGAGAAGATTAAAACCAACGACAAGGATGTATGCATTTTTTGATAATGTTGATATGGCAAAATATGCCATGCCTAAATTGATTGAAATTCAAATGGTAAGTGGCACATTTAATGTTGGTGAGACTGTAACTGGAACATTAGGGACTGCCTCTATCAAATTTAGATTGGCGTCTCCTAACCACAAATATGGTCCATATAATCAAGCATCTCAAGTTTTTACTAATAATCCATATTCTCCACTTCAAACAATACCCACATCTTATTCAACAACATCAACGATATTAAATGTTGATACGGCTTCTTTAGAATTGCAATCTGCTTCTGGATTTTATGGATATGTTGTTCAAAATATGCAACTAAGAGGAGAAGTTTCCAAAGCAGTTGCTACAGTCACAAATATAAGATTAATTACGGATTCATCTGGTACTTTGATTGGATCTTTACATATTCCTGATTCGAAATTACAATCTACACCTGCATTTGAAACCGGAACAAAAACATTTACACTTACAACTAGTTCTACTAATACTACAATTGTTGGTGCAACTGATAGCACAGCCGATACTAAATTTACATCGTCTGGTCTATTAAACAATACTGAAGAAGTTACTTTAAGAACTAGAAATGCAAATGTAGAAAGATTAAGTAGAAGTGAAGAACGAACTTTGACTAGTCAACAAACAACACTTCAAGCCGGAACTTCTTTTGTTAATAGAACTGTTTCTCAGACAAGATGGGTAGATCCACTTGCACAATCTTTTGAAGTTCCAGATGAAAATGGTGTATTTATCACAAAGTGTGAAATATTCTTTAGAACTAAAGATACTAATAATTTACCCGTTACTATGCAAATCAGAACTATGCAAACTGGTTTGCCCACAACGACAATTATTCCCTTTGGTGAAGTAGTTCTAGACCCAAGTCAAGTGAATGTATCTTTAGATGGTAAAACTCCCACCACATTCACTTTCCCATCTCCAGTTTATCTTGAAACTGGAAATTCATATTCTGTAGTTTTACTATCTGCATCTAATGAATATACAGTATGGATTTCTAGAATGGGTGAAGAAGATGTCACCACATTAAATTTACCTGAATCACAGAAGATCGTTGTATCACAACAACCATTGTTGGGTTCTTTATTTAAATCTCAGAATGGTGCCACCTGGGATCCAAGTCAATTGGAAGATCTAAAATTAGTTTTATACAGAGCAAAATTTGTTACTGGATCTAGTACTGCAAGATTCTATAATCCAAAATTAGATATTGGTAATAATCAAGTTGTAACTTTAAGACCAAATCCTCTAGATTGTATTTCTAAGTCAACTTTGATTGGACTAGGAAAAAGTTTGACTTCTGCAGAAGTTACTGGGTTGACCCCAGGAAGTCCAATATTGCAACAAAATAATTCTAGATTTAAATCAACTTTGAAAAGCATTGTAGGTTCAGTAGGAATTGGCAGCACATTAACAGTAACTGCTGCTGGTCTTGGATTTACATCTACATTTAAAACATATTCTAATATAAATTTAGTAACTTTAACTGGTAAAGGATTTGGTGCGAAAGTCAATTTAAGTGTTCAAAGTGGAGTAGCAATTGCAGCTACAGTTTCAATTGGTGGCACTGGATATGCTATTGGAGATACATTAGAGGTAAATTATTCTCAAACAGATAACCTTGGAAACAATTTAATACTTACTATTCCAAATACGGTTGGAGTGATTTCTGCATTCAATTCTTTACTTGTAGATGAAGTACAAGGGACACCAAATCAGAATTCAGTTGATAGTTTATTCTATGTTGGTTCGGCGGGAACTAATGTTCTTTCTGGTGCTACTGTAACAACAGTATTAGATCTAACAGACGGACTACACTTTAAAGTTAGTCACAATAATCATGGAATGTATTCTTTGGTTGATAAAGTGATTCTTTCTGGAATAGAGCCCGATTTAAGACCACAAACACTAAAAGCAACATACGATTCAACCTCTACTAGTGATATCATTGTAAGTTCTGTTGGAATATTTACAAGTTTTGAGAATCTTCCGGTTTCTTCTATAAATCTCGGATATATTTTGATTGATAGTGAAGTTATATCATATACTGGAGTTGTAACTTCAACTAATAGTTTAACAGGAATAACTAGAAATATAGATAACACAGTTTCAGGAAGTTATGGACTTGAATTTCCCGTATTTAAATATGAATTGAATGGAGTATCTTTGAGAAGAATCAATAAAATTCATAACTTCTCTGATACGAATTTGACAAAATATCCCACCGACTTAGATTACTATTATATTCAAGTTGGAATGAATAGTAGAGGTTTGGATAGAACTCCAGGAAACGCTCTTGGTTATCCAGCATTATTCTTTAAAGATGATAAATCTTGTGGATCATATGATACGGTTCCTTTACTGGGATCTCCAAAAGGACCTAAAGCAAGTCAAAATATACCGTTTAATATTATTAGACCTAACTTTGCAATAATGACTCCGCAAAAGACAAATATATCTGCAAAGGCAAGAACTTTTAGTGGATCTTCTCCAGATAGTACATTAACTTCTTTCTTAGATCAAGGATTTGTAGATGTAACTTTGAACTCAAATAATGAATTTGGTTCTCCAAGAATTATTTGTTCACAGATAAATGAAGATACATATCTATCAAACTTCCCGGGTAAAAAATCTTTTACCATGGAGCTTACTATGTCATCGGAAGATGAAAAAGTTTCTCCAATGATTGATTTGGACAGAGTGAATTTGATAACCATTGCTAATAGAATTAACTCTAAAGTTAAGGATTATGCTAATGATCCTAGAGTTAATTCTTTAACTAACGATCCAACAGCTGCAACTTATTTAAGTAATGTTGTTATCTTGGAAAAAAATGCTGATAATCTAAAAGTATTTTTTGATGCATTCAGACACTCTACTAGTGATATTAGAGTATGTTATAGAATTTTTAGATCTGATGCTCCTGCAACAACTCAATTATGGGAACTATTCCCTGGATATGACAACTTAGATGCTAATTTACAAGTAAAGGATCCTTCTAAGAATAATGGAAGACCAGATAAAAATGTAACTCATTCGACATTAGAAGACGATTTTAAATCATATGAATTTACAGCTTCCAACTTACCACAGTTTAATGGATTCCAAATAAAAATTCTAATGTCAGGAACGAATTCCGCATTTGTTCCTAAAATTAGAGATTTTAGAGTTATTTCTAGTATCTAAATTATATGTTAGTACCCGTAGAAAATAATAAAGGACTTTACAGAGACAAAAGTACTGATGCAATTTTAAATTGTTCTGATTCTGATTATCAACAATATTTGGAAGTGAAAGCTAAAAAAATAAATGAATTAACTCATATGAATAAAATAAACGAAAAAATTAATGAAATTGATCAACTGAAAGATGATGTGAATGAAATTAAAGATATGATGAAATTAATTTTATCTAAATTAGATGCTTAATCATAAATACTTAAAAACGGATTCCCATAATGGCGGCCAGGAATGTAAATTTAGTTCTTGAACAGGGGGCTAATTTTCAAGCCAGTTTTACAATCAGAAATCAATTTAATAATCCATTAAATTTAACTGGTTATACTGGAATTTCTTCGATAAGAAAACATCCCTCTTCTTCCACTGCATACCCACTTCAATTATTTTTTGAAGATAGGTTAAATGGAAGAATTTCAGTGTCAATGGGTTATACTGCGACAGATTCTATGGAGGGCGGCCGTTATGTATATGATGTTATTTTAATTTCACCAAATCAGTATAGAACAAGAGCAGTTCAAGGAAATGTTTTAGTAACTCCAGGAGTAACATAATGACTAATTACGCAGTAACCATAAATGAGCCCAGTCCATATCGAATTGGTATCGATTATGAAATGCCTACTAAGTCTATTCAATATGGAAATATTATTTTAGATGTTATTAATGGTCAGTTTACTGGAGTTGGTCAAACTTTTGCTTTAAAGAGTCAAGGAAATTTTTATGATCCAATAAATGATCAACAATTAATTGTTGTTAAAAATGGTCTAGTTATGGAGCCAGGTGAAGATTATACAACAGCCGGTGCTTACATAATTTTTACGGCCGCACCAGTTGTTAATGATGATGTTTTTATTATTGCTCTTGCAACAACCGCAGATCTAACAAGAACTATCAATTACATAGTTGATAGCGGATCAATAAATATGCTTCCTGGAAACAAAGGATCCGTAACTCTTGATGTTACTGGAATTTTGCAGTCAGTGGTTATTTTGTCAGATCAACAAGGAGATTTGAATTTAAGTATTAAAAAATCAAATTACACAAATTTTCCAACATTTTCTTCTATTCATCCGTCGAATATTATCATGACAAATAGTAGAAAAATACGAGACGATAATTTAGTATCATGGGATAAAACTATTACTGCAAATGATATATTAACTTTTGATGTAGTGAGCGTTACGAACATAAAGAGATTTTTGATCTCTTTAAAATTAGCTCTTTAAAATTAAAATTATAAATAAAGATAGTTATTAACAATCATAACCTGTCGGGGAGTCGTTTAAATGGCACTATTAGTTCCAAATATTGGAGAACTTGAGTCACTCAGATACTTGGTTGCAAACAACAACCACACTGCAAGTCTTGCTGACCAGTCTCCCAGAAACCTAGTTTTAAAACTTTTTACAAGTAACACCACTCCAGCTGAGTCGGATGTTCCTAGTGAAACTAAGTATTTTGAACCATATGGAATTGGAAATACCAATGCTTATGGATTTGCTCCATATACGGGTTATCCATATTGTGTAAATAATAGAAATGATCAGACATATACATCACAAACCGGAATTCTTCTCAATGGATCTCGTTGGAGAATTAATCAAGTAGGTTCCGGAACTACTGCAACATATCCAGAACAAACCTTTACATTTACTGGAGACGCAGGTGACATTTATGGTTACTATGTGACTCGTGCAAATAATATGCCAATCGCAGTACAAGGCGTTATACATGGAGCCACTGTTGGAATCGGAACTACAGTAACAAAAGGAAATAACACCGATCCAGTCATTGGAGTTATTGGAAATCAATATATTACTGTTGACCCAGATCAAAGTGTTGATGACTTAACACTCGGAATGGTTGTGGGTGGTAATCTTGGAATTCAAACTGGAACAAAAGTTATTGGAATTGATAGAGCTCTCAAGGTTGTATATTTGGATAAACCACTCATTGACAATATTCAAGTTGCGACCGACCCAAGTGTTGAATTTAATTATTCTAAAATAGTAAGAAGTGGTCACCAACTTGTAGCTGGAGATGTTCTTTATATTGCAGCTGGTGCTGGTAACACACAACTAAATTCAAACACCTATACTGTTTTCTCCGTACCTAATGCTAACGAGTTCTTTACAACTCCTGCACTCAATCCAACTTTGAACACTGTTGTTGGCCTTAATACCGCAACTCTCTTTAGTTCTGTTATGTATGCCGAGAGATTCACAAACGGTCCTTACACTATTCAAAATAACGGAGATCAAATTAAGATCACTCTTAATGTGGCTCTAGACTAATTTTATTATATAAAAAAAAAATAAATATTTTGATTCATGTTGAGGGGGGTTGCTTTATTATAGCGATCCCCTTTTTTAATAATCATTCAACAAGATTCTGTAGAGATGGAAGATGAGTAATGTTTATGTCTATGACATAACCACGGCCGATATATATTCGGAAGAAGATTTTGGAGCTATTATTTCTTCTCCGACTGGTAGCGACGATTATCAATTAATAACATCAACACCTACTTCATCCGAAAACTGGTACGCTATTGCTAATAACGTATCACAGTATTCTATGGGAACTATTAGTAGTCTTTCTGCACCTGGAGGTACAATTAATTCTACATATTCATATGTATCTTCAGGATCCGCAACAATATCTTCTGTAGTTATTGATAATGTTTCCTTTGTTTGGTCTGGTAACGGAACATTATTTGAAATTGAAAATGGATTAGAAAGATCCGTATGTGCTTACTTAACTTCCGGTACAGTACGACTTGCATGGAATGGCGAGGCTATAACGGAAGCAAATATAAGTAGAACATTCAGTTTTAATGAATCTTCTATTAGACCTGTAGAAGATTATGGATCATCATTAACCGGTTCCATTGTCGATTACGATGATTTTGGACAAATAAGCTCTCCACATTTTGTTCCAGATAATCAAGATTACGGACAAATCGCTGGTAATCCGGGGTCAAGTGCTCCAATATTCCCATATGGATCTTCAACATTATCTGGATCCGCTGAAGAGTCATTCTCAGCAGGAATTCCGGCTAACACTCAACTCTTTAATATTTCTGGCGTGGCAAGAGTGCCATTGTTTGCAAATATTATTGGAATTGGAACCCTAACAATTTCCAGTTCCCTAATCGAAGCAGATGTAGATTCTTATGTTGGTATAGGAACTATATCTATTTCAGCAACTGCACTAGAGGCATATTCCGCACAAACGCCAGAAGATACTCAACTGTTTAGTATTTCTGGAGTCTCTTCAACAAGAGAGATACAAGTATATGGTATAAATCCAGGAGACCACCTATATCCACAACCAATAGATAAGAGTGGTGGTAATATTGTAATTACCAATACTTCGATTATATATCCATTTGTAGATTATACTCCACACTATGGTATTGAGAAAAATATTGGTATTGGAACAACTGGAATAAAATTAGATGGTTTGAGTATTTTGAGGTTCTCCCCATCATATGAAGCAACTGGAACTTTATTTGGTATTGGTGAAAAACTTGAAAGTAGAACTTATGTATATGATGAATATGACTTTATAGAGTATGTAATTGTTAATACAGGATCTATTTTAGATGGATTAACACTACCTTCGGAAGATTATGGTGATCTTTCATATACAGAATCAACTGAATCTTTTGGATTTATTGTTGATCAACAGACCAATACTCAAATAAGTGGTCCAATATATCCATTTGGACAGATTAATGTTGTAAATGGATTTAGTCCACAGGATACAGAAGCTTATCCTGGAGGTCCTGGTGTAGGCAAATCTTGGAGCTTCACTATAACCGGATATATTGGCGATCTTCCAATCTATACTTTATCTGGAATTTCTTCTAACTTCGAACTTCAGGTATATGGAAAGGATTATTTAACTTCTGGTGCTTTAATTCTTTCATCTTCCTTAATCGAGGCGGATGTAGATTCTTATGTTGGCATAGGAACTATATCTATTTCCGAAACTGGACTAGAGTCATTCTCTGCACAAACACCAGAAGATACTCAACTCTTTAGTATTTCGGGAACATTAGTTGAAAAATTCGTAGAAGATGCTGATGAGTCTACTCAACTCTTTAGTATTTCTGGAATTGCTATAGAAAAGGATGTAGATTCTTATGTTGGCATAGAAACTATACTTGTTTCGGGAACTGCATTAGAGGCATTCTCTGCACAGACACCAGAAGATACTCAACTCTTCAGTATTTCTGGAATTGCTACAGAATCTATAACTTCAAATCCACCAGAAAATACTCAACTCTTTAGTATTTCTGGAGAACTTGTACATCCAAATATTGATTTTACTCCACACTATGGTATTGAGAAAAATATTGGTATTGGAACAACTGGTATTCAGTTCCGTAGAGGAGTCGGATTTACACCGGACAGTGAAGGTAATACTCGTGATGCAAGAACTTATTCAAATGTATATCCACTAAACGATAAAGTTCCTGGAGCCGGAATTGGCACCTTCTTATTTGATCAAATTAATAAGACAGCAAAATATAGCCCATTAACTCCTTGGACAGGTATTGGAACTGTTAATGTTTCTACTGGATTTAGTCCACAGGATACGGAAGCTTATCCTGGAGGTCCTGGTGTAGGCAAATCTTGGAGCTTCACTAGAACCGGATATATTGCGTCCGGTCTCATTGAAATTTCTGGAGTCTCTTCAACAAGAGAGATACAAGTATATGGTATAAATCCAGGAGACCACTTATATCCACAGCCAATAGATGAAAGTGGTGGATTAATAATTATTTCTCAACAAACTTCCGAAATAATTGTACTAGAAACCGATTCATATGAAGGTGGTGGATCATATCTAACCTCTGGAAATGCTGAATATACGCAGTCTAATAATTTTGTTGGCTCTGGATCAATATCTATTTCCGAAACCGCAGTAGAGGCATTCTCGGCACAAACCCCAGAAGATACTCAACTCTTTAGTATTTCTGGAACATCCCTAGAAGCTTATTCGGCTCAAACTCCCGAAATCGAAGTTCTTTATACAATTGACGGAAATGTTATCGAAACAGTATCCTATGCATATAATGGAGTAGGATCAGTAAATGTAAATGGTTCTGCTGAAACAATTCTCATTAAAGACTATCCAACAACTGGATCAATTAGATTTGTAACTAGGACCAGTGATAATAATTATGATACTTGTGACTCTGTAGAAGTCACTTGTGACGAAGAAATTTCAGCAAATGTAAGTCTTGTTGTAAATCCTGTTGATACTACAGTTCTATTCAACATTGAAGGAATTGCATCTACTAGGGAAATTGCTGCATATGATTACACTGGAATCAACACCTGTATTATTTCTGGATTCTCTACCAATATTAAACTTACTCATTCTGAATCTGGTTTTGGAACAATATTTGCAATATCTTCCTCGTTGGATAACGAAGTTGATTCTTATAGAGGAATTGGAACTCTCTTTGCTGTTTCTGGTGGTTCCGAAGTTTATTCGGCTCAAACTCCAGAATCTACAATACTTATTAGTATTAATGGTTCTGCAACAACTAAAATTGAATCTGAATATACTATTGTTGGAATTGGTCAAATCAATCTTTCTGGAAACTCTTCTACCGAAAAGATTTCCACCTATACTCAAATTGGATCTGGTTTAATAACCTTATCTGGAGAACTAGTATATCCAAATATTATATTCATACCTGCGTATAAGGGTTCTGGATCCCTCAATATTATTGGTTATTCAAATAATTCTCTCATTAAAATATATAAAAATACATCAGGAAATCTATTTAAATTATCATCTGGATTTGAGTCATTCTCAAGGGCAACTTATATCGGAATTGGTACGATTTACACCCAATCAACTGCAGCTAACACCGAAGTTAATCCATTCCAAATTTCCAGAACTTATGTTGTAATCATTTGATTTATTATCTGATAAATATATCAGAAGAAATAGTAATTTTGAGTCGTATAGCACTATGACTAAGCAGATACAACTAAGAAGGGGCAGTCACTCACAACATTCTATATTTACGGGAGCTGAAGGTGAAGTAACCATTGATACTACCCTTGACATTGCAGTAGTTCATGACGGAACTACTGTAGGCGGACATCCTTTAGTTGGAGCAGCAGCAACACAGCAAATAACAAATAAAACTGGGGTTGGAATTGGAACCAGTTCTATCTTAGCTCAAAATGAACTTAGAGTTATAGGTGATGTACGAGTAAAAGGAGATGTAAATTCGAGAAGTCTTACAGTTAGATATGAAGATCCTGTAGAAAGATCTGGTATCCTTACTGGTACATCTTCAAATAAAATTATCGGAATAGCTACTAATAATATTAGAGTTGGGTATGCAATAACAGGAGGTTATATTGCGGCTGGATCTTCAGTAACTTCTCTTGGAATAGGGACAGTATTTTTAGGCATAGGAACGAATAATACAAATGTTACTGTTGATTTTACTGGATTATCAACAGGTAATTTCCTTACAAACAATGGAACAACAATTATCGGAGTTAATACTAATGTTGTTGCAGTAGGATATGGAGTAAGTGGAACTGGTGTTTTATCAAATACTACCGTTACTGGTATTACAAGTATTAATGGTGGATCTGTAACTATTTCACAATCCTCTAGCGGAACGCTTGGAATTACTACTAGAACTGGATCTGTTGGATCTTCAGGTACAACTGTTATAACTGGTATTACTACAACATCACTAATTGTTGGTGATTATTTAGATTACGGCAGTGGATATGCGACTATTGGGGAAATTGGTGTCAATGAGATAGTATCTAGTGTAGGTCTTGGTACTTCTGGAAGCGTCGCATTTACATTTAGTAGAATTGCAAATTTAGTATTCGTTAATTTAGGATTTACAACTACTTTTGCTTTTACTGATCCCAATATGGGGCAGGCTAATATTGATGTGCTCAATGTAAATAATGCAACAATTCAAAGATTGAATTTGACAGAGTTAAATGGAGGGGATTTAAACTTAACTAATACTAATACAAATGTAGCAAAAATTAATACCGGTATTATAACAACAGCTTACATTACAGCTGGCAATATCAATGTAGGTATTGCTACAACAATGATTGTAGACAATAATTACATGAATGTTGGTATTGCAACCACAATGGTTGTAACCGCTTCAACTACGGATTTAGCATATATCAATGTAGGTATTGGAACAACAGTAGGAATTAGTAGTGCAAGAGTAGATAATTTATTCGTTGCTGCAGGTATTGGGACAACATTAGGAATTAGTAGTGCGAGATTAGTTAATGCCTATGTTTCTTCAGGATTAGCTACTTTCTTTGATGTAACAGGATTTACTACAATAGCTAATTACATAAATGGTGTTCCAGATCCTAATAGCAATGTAACTATTGGTGTAAATAAACCATATAATGTGTTTAAGTTAGTTGGAACATTAGGAACATCATATACCGGCGTTGGTACTGACTTTACTCCAGGTATTGGTACGGATAGAATAGTTGGAGTATCAACAAATAGAGTTATTAGAAGTATTGTAGCCACTGGTACTACTGATTCATATACCAATGGTACATATGTAAGTGTTGCTTCCACAACCAGTGGAGCTGGTTCTGGAGCAAGATTCAATCTAACTATTTCTTCTGGTGATATAACTACGCTTACTGTAGAAAGAGGTGGTTCTGGATATTTAATTGGAGATTTAATTTACTTAAGTTCATCTGCAGTTGGCGTTGGAACTACTGCAACTCTTGGATCAAGTCCGTTAAAAGTACTAACAGTAACAGGAGTATCCACTGCAGCTCTTGGTCAATCAATACAGGGAGATTTTATTGCACAAGGAACCGTAATTAGTTCTGTCGGTGTCGGCACACTGTTCTTAGATAGGAATACAACAAATACTGTTGGAATTGCAACTGCTAGTCTTGAATTAGGATCACAAAGTACAATTAATTTAGATGTAACTGGTAATGCTAGAGTTACTGGAATTTTGACCGTAGGGGTTTCTTCTATTAGAATTGATGGAACAACAGCAAATATCACCGGCGTAGATCATCTAAGATCAAGAGAATTTAGTGCAGCGCAAAGAATTACAGTTGACTTCCCAACGCTAATTACATATCAAGGTACTCTTTCTTTTGCAAGTACCACAATAATTAGCGGAATTGCAACCGCTAATATTAGTGTTGGGTATGGAATTACCGAATTGGGAGGATATTTACTTCCAGGTACTGCTGTGGCTGCCATTGGTAATAGTTCTATTACCATAACTGGATTTGCACAAAATATCGCGCCAACACAAAATACTAATGGATACATTGAAAGTGCAAATGGAAATAAAATTGCTGGTATTACTACAACAAATATATTTGTTGGTTCTGCTGTAACTGGCACATATGTTTCAGCGGGTACTACTGTAGCTTCAGTTGGTATTTCATCAGTAATCTTATCTCAAAATACTACATCTCCTATTGGAGAAAGTGTGTATCAAGGTACGGTCTCAGATACAGGTATAAGCACTATTACTGGAATCTCAACGGTTGGAATTGTAACCGGACAAATAGTATTATCACCAACATTTATTCTTCCTAATACGACGGTTGTAAGTATTGGAAATAGTTCTATTACTCTTTCACAACCAACTTCTCAAGTTGGTGTAATAACTCAGATTTTTACTTTCAGACAAATAAATTCATATGAATTCGTTTATCCACAAGGTGCAGTAGTAACACAGAATTTCTTCTTTGAAGATACTTTCTCTGGAATTAGTACAATTCCAAACTTGACGGGTAAGAATTTGTTTATGAGCGGTATCGGCAGTTTTGATACCGTTATTGCAGAAACTACAATTGTTACTTCAGGACTACAAGTACAAAATCTTGCAATTGCAGGAATTGGAACTATCCCAACATTATTATCTGGAACTGGTATCGTAACAACCTTAAGTGGAACAGATATTACTTACACTGGTTTGGGATCTATTGGAAATGTAAAAATTGGTTATGGCAATACTGATTTTGTTGTACACGGCAACGCAAGAATTACTGGCGTTCTTACTGTAGGTCAAGGTAGCGTAACAATTAGTGGAATTAACAATCATATTGTCGGCGTAACCAGTATAAGTTCTCAAATTGGAGTTGTAACCACTCTACGAGGTACTGATCTCAGTTATATAGGTGTCTCCACTTTAAATCAAGTAGGACTTTCTACTTTAACTTTTGTTGGTGTTAATACATTTACTTCTCTAGCTAATGATGTAACATTTAGATTATCAAAAACAGGCGTTTCTACTAACTATACTCTGACTTTACCACCTGATCGTGGTAGAGATGGTATGGTTCTTACCGTCGATGGTTTCGGTAATTTAGGATTCGCAACTGCAGGTCTTTATGAAAATAGAATTTATGTATCTAGCGCGAATGGTAACGATGCTTTTGATGGTAAAACTAGACCAGTTAAATCAATTAAAAAGGCTTCACAATTAGCTTCGTTTGAATCTTATGTATTACCAGCAAGTAGATTTATTGATGGCGCAAATAGACTAGAGGCAAATAGAACATTTATAATGGATCAAGCTGTAGGATTTGTAACTTTTGCTTATCCAGGGATTACTACGAATCCAGATTGGGATAGATCCGTTTGTGCAAGAGATATTGGACTGATTGTTGATGCACTTGTATATGACTTAACTTATAACGGTAATTCTAAGAGTGTTGGGGCTGGTATATCTTATATTGTTGGAATAGGTACTTCTACATATGTTGATGGAGAAAAAACAGAAACTATTGCTGGAATTAGACATATTTTTGAGATGTCTAAGTTCCTTATCAATAATGTTGCTATTACCACATCTAATTTAAAACTCTATCCTATTGGTTTTGCACAAACATCATTCCAATCATTTGATAATACAATTCTTTATGATCAAGCTTGTAATCCCACTGGATATAGCACGGCCTGTTGTGCAAATGTACAATCATCCATTGTTAACTTGGTTGGTATTGTTACTTCTATTATTGGTGTTGGAACAACAGCTGCCCCTGCCATAAGTAATCCAACAACAAAATCAAATCCAGTTTGTATCATTGTTGAGGCTGGAGACTACCTAGAAGAAAACCCAATTATTCTTTATGATGATGTTGCAGTTGTTGGTGATAATCTTAGAAACACTATTATTCGTCCTCTAAACGCAGGTAAAGACCTCTTTAGGGTTAGAAATGGTTGTTATCTAACTGGATTTGCACTGAAGGACTATGCGGACGCTGCAGGCGTTCCACAGTTTACTTTTGATTATGCAGTTGCATTTGATGATCCCGCAGATCCCCTTGTATCTAGAGTAGGATATGCGGTCAAGACTAGCAAAACATTTATTACAAGATCTCCATACATTCAGAACTGTTCCATTCTTTCATTCTTAGGTGGAAACGGAATTTTAGTTGATGGATCTAAGGTATTATCACCAAACACACCAGTTGTTCCAGAAGAAGCGGAACTTGCTCCAGACCTTATTCAACCAGAACAAGGTAAATCCATGGTTGCTGCGGCATTTACCATGATTTCCTTCGGTGGTATTGGTTGGCGTGTAATTAATGATGGTTATTCTCAGGTTGTATCCTGTTTCCAAATTTTCTGTAGATATGGATCTTTAGCTCAGTCTGGTGGATATCTATCAATTACCAACTCTGCGACTAACTTTGGTTTCTACGCTCTAAGATCAACTGGATTTAGTCAAAATTCATTCGCATTTGATCGTGGTAGAGTCGCTGCTACTGGTACTGCTGGTGGATTCCAGACACTCGTAACTATTGGTGTTGGTAGAAGTGATCAAGACCTATATGTAACTAGATTCTTTACTAATAATAATGTAGACCAATCTAATCTCTTCAAACCATTAGTTACTACAAAAGAATTTAATGCAGGTTCTGCAGGAGTTGTAGATCTCGCTCTTGATAAATTTAATATTGTTAATCATGGATTTAATCAAGGCGATTCTGTGGTATACTTTGGTGATGAGGGAGTCATTCCTCCAAGAATTATCGGTGGTCTTGTAAACCAAAACCAATACTTTGTCCAAGTCATTGATACAAATAGTTTTAAACTATTTGAAGATGATAGTTTTACAAAAGTAGTAAATCTAACTACAGGAACTACTGGTATCAATACTTTCACAAAGAATAATCAAGAATTCTTCGTGAAAGAAATTATTCCATCTGGCACTCACAATGTTTATCAGTCAGTTGGTCTTGCATCTACTTCTTCAACAGTTAGATTTGTTTCTGGTAGACAAGTTACACAATCAGTAGTAGGCGGTAACGCGGTTGGATTTGCATTAACATACAATTCGTCTACAAGAGTTGTTGTAATTTCTGTAGAGGCAGTAAGTGGACTTAGAAGAAACTTTGCTGTTACAGGCGGTGCTAATGGCACAATTTTGGATCACAGTCCAGTACCAGTTGCGATTGCTGCAACATCAGTAGCTGGAGTCAGTACATATTGGACTATTAACTTTAAAATAGATTCAACGGCGTCAGGAACGCAAGTTATTGGTATTTCATCACTACCAGAAACTTATAAGTGTCACTTCCATCGCCCATCTATTGTTAACTCTTCTTCCCATACTTGGGAATATTCCGGTTCTGGTGTTGACTATAATGCCTTACCACAAAACGGTGGTAAAACTGATGTTTCTACTCAACAGGTATCAGAACTTGGAGGTCGCGTTTATACTTCAGGTACAAATGAACTAGGAGACTTCTTGATTGGTGATTTTATTACTGCATTTAACAGAACTGGTAATATTATCTTCAATAATACTGTAACAATTGGTACTCTTGACTCTATTAGATTGTCCCTGTCTGGTGGTGTTCAAATTGAAGAATTCTCAACTGATGTTGGGTTGGGTGATAACGAAATTGGTGGTCCTGCAAACAAAAGAGTATCTACTCAATTAGCTATAAGAACATTCTTACAGAACAGACTTGGTTCTTTCATAGATAAAACCGTTTCTACAAACGCGATTCCTTCTGCGGTTGTTCAATTAAACTCTATTGGTCAAATTAATGCAGATTTAATTCCACCTAAGGTAGTTAATTACTTTAGAACAATTTATCCTGGTGGAAGAACAAGTTTAGCAAATAGAATTCCTGCAGCAAATATAAATTCGGGTGATACCGTTGTTGAACCAATCAATGCATATGTTCTTGTATCTGATGTTTTAAGTCAGTTTATTATTCTTGATAATAGTACAACTTATAATCTACAAAATGGAGACACTGTAACAGGTGCAGTTTCTCAAGGTGGAGCAATAGGTTTAGTAACAGCTCCTCCATATACAACCGGTGGTGCGATTGGATACGGTACAACAGGTCTTGTTAGAGGTGTTGGACTTTTACTGAACACTCTTTCTGGCGGTTCAGGATATTCATCTGCTGGTATCTATAGCGGAGTACAAGCACTCAGAACAACTGGTATTGGTACTGGAATGTCTCTGAATGTTACCGTCAGTGCTGCAGGAACAGTTTCTGCTGTCGCCATTGAAACTGGTGGTAGAGGATATGCAGTAGGAGATTTCGTAACTGTTGCTCCTGGAAATGTTGGTGGTAGATCTGGGGGAGCTGATTTTACAGTTAGAATCAACGGTGTAGAAACACGACTCTATTTAACATTAACAAATAATCAGAAATTCCTAGGATCCGTATCATTACCAGATTATTTTGCAGATAGAAATGCTGTTGCAGTTTCTACAAATGTTGGATTGGCTTCAACCGCAACATTTACAGGAACTGGTATTGATGTTGGAGGAAATGTTGACTTCATCAATGATAGAATCGTAGTTGGAGCTTCCAATACAATGTTCTCCGATGGAGATCCTGTAGTTTATTATTCATCTGGTAATCCAGTAGTTCCCCTTATTCTTCAAGATACTTATTTTGTCAAGAGGGTAGGTGTAACTTCTGTAGAACTTTATGATACTTATGCATTATCCAGTAAAGTCGATCTTACCGATAGCGGTACTGGATCTCATACACTAACTAGACTTGGAATTAATACGACCACAAATCAGATTGTATTTAAAAATCATCCATTTACTCAGGGTGATCCTATTAGAGTTACTGTTCCAACTGGAAGTATATTACCTTCTGGAATTACAACAAATGCTTTCTACTTTATTGGATCTAAAACAGTAAACACATTTACATTACATTTAACAAGATCTGATTCATTACTTTCAGCAAATGGATTGTTGTTTAACACTGTCGATATCATTGGTCTTGGAACAGCTGGAATAGTTTCGTTCACAAGACAAAATGTTACTTATAACTCTACAGTTAATACATCTTCTACAGATCTTAACAACTGGGCGTTACTTGCAACAAGTACAGTAGATGCTGCGAATATCGTAAGTGGAACTGTTTCCCCCACTAGACTTGGTTCTGGGGCTGCAAATAACCAAACATTCTTAAGAGGCGATTCTTCGTATC